TGATGTCGCTCGCTCTGATATGTCCGCCACTAGTCAGTCGGTCTCGCGACCAATCACCGTGCTTGCTCGCATTGAGTCAAACGTGGCCGCATACAGGATTGGCACTTCTGGTATGTGGTCAAACGCAGTTTCTCTATGCTCGCTTGGGTCGGGTAACCTTTGGGTCACCACGTACCATACTTGGGAGGCTGCTGGTAAAATCGGTGAGGATTTTTGGCTCGAAATGCCTGGCCCATCGGTCCGAGCCGACAATGGTGGTGTGATCGGTGAGACTATTTCGTTGACCATATCAAAGGATAGGTACTTCGCCATCCCCGAGAAAGACCTATTGTTCTTCTTCGTGCAGGGTCCGCATAAGTTCGACATTAGACCATATCTCACCGGACCGAACCATCGATCTTCCTCACTGGACGAGGGCTATATGCTCACCACCAGTCTGGCGGGTGAGAAGAAGCGTTTGGTTGCGCGACGGGGCTTCCATTATCGTGTCGCTAGTCTTACACTTCGTGGGTCAGGCGGGGTCACAAAGGAGGCCACGACTCCGACGTTCGTGGCAAAGTTCGACACCCCTACCGCGAAAGGCATGTGTGGTTCGCCTTACGTGCAAACCATTGGGAATAAGACTGCGGTCGTCGCGCTCCACCGCGCAGGTAACGAAGAGAATTCCGTTTCCGCACAGATAACCACGTCTGATGTGGATAAGGCGTTGGGTGCGCTCACCTATAGACCGGAGTCTTCAGAGGATGCTGACCACTTGGGTACTTTTGATGAGCAGTTCGCGTCCGTGGTCCCGTCGTTGCGGAATTATGATGGTCTGATCGTTCCGTTGAGCGGCAGGTCCGTTTTCTTTCAACGCAACTCTCCGGACCCCGACATTTCCGGTCACCTCGCCGTTGTCGGAAGCCTTCCCTGTTCCCTGCCAGCGCCAAAGACCAAGGTGATCCCGCATCCCCTCGCCAACACTTTGCAAACTGCAACCGGATTAGCCCCCGGTGACAAGGTTGCCCCTGACTTTGAGGGGCACGGCGTTATGTATCGCGCCAAACGGCACTTCATTGCAAACGTCACTGCCATAAGGAACACTATATCCCCGCGTGTGCTGGAACAGGCTTTACTCGGATATGTGGCAGACGCTTGTGCTCGCTTGTATCACTCGTCGATGAGGGGTGTGTCGCCATTGACAACCAGACAGTCTATCAATGGTGCCCTCGATGTGCCACATCTTGGGAAGTATATGGGGCCAATTGACAAGACCACGAGTGCCGGCTGGCCGTACGGTTGCCCGAAAGCGTCCTTGGCTGTCGGGCCTCCGGGTGATGTTATCTTTGACAAAGTTGTCATGGACCAGGTGGATGCCATTGAGCATTCGGTGAGGTCCGGCATTCATCCCGCCGTCAAGGATGTGATGTTCGACGCCCACCTCAAGGACGAGCCGGTCAAGCCCGAGAAAAAGGTGGCGGGGAAATACAGGGTTATTATTGGCTCTCCGCTCGCTTTGCTCATCGTGTTCCGGAAGTATTATCTACCGATACTTGCCTTCATTGGAGCCAACAGACTCGCCTTTGAGGCGTGCCCTAACACGGTAGCACAGAGTTACGAGTGGACGCTACATCGTAAATACGTCGTTGGGTCTGACCGCGTATACTTCGACGGTGATTACAAGGGCTGGGACGCTAGTCTCCAGAAGGTTCTTGTGCTTGCCTTCTTCCGTGTCTGCTATATCATTGCACAGAGGTCGGGGAATTACACAGAAACTGACCTTTTGGCGATGGTCACGCTTGGGCTTGTCATATCTGAATCCCACATCAATTTTTTTGGGGATCTCATTAGATTGGATTGTTTCAACCCGTCCGGACAGCCAGCCACGGCACAGACCAACAGTGTGGTGAATTCTATCCTCTTCCGCATCGCTTGGATCGAGAGCGGGCACGACATCGCCCACTTCCGCAAATTCGTTAGGTTGCTCACGTATGGGGATGATAATTGGGGTTCCATTTCCAATGAAGTCTCCGCCAGTTTCAATAAGGTCGTGATACAACAGGTGCTGGAGCCCCATGGGATATACTACACAAATGCCGACAAATCGCAGGACACGACCCCATACACGCCCCTGGATCAGATTGATTTCCTCAAGCGATCATGGGTGTGGGACGATGAGGCGCAAGCCCACTTTTGCCCACTGAGCCTAAAAACCTTGTCTGGCATGGTGACCACGCTGCGGTTGAGCGCCAACGTTGGCCCATACGATCAGATGCTCGCATCTGCGACTAGTCTCGCACACGAGAGTTTCTTTCACGGAAGAGATTTTTTTC